AGAACTAACCCGAGAACAATTTAACAAACTGTGAATTCTAAAAATTAGAACCTATTAGAAATGGACGGAAGAAGCAATAACGGAAATAAAGGGCATAGCACCAAAGCAAAAGGAATAGACAAAAGAAAGAACGAATATAGAAAGGCTATCTCTGAGGCAGTTTCTTATGATGATGTAAAGGCTTTACTTAGCCAAGCGGTAAAAGTCGCTCTAAGCGAAGATAAAGATCGTTTAAAAGCTATGCAAATGGTATTAGAATACACGCTAGGTAAACCTAAAGAAAGTTTAGACTTAAACGCACAAGTAGAAGGCGGTATAAATTTCAAGGAACTAATTAACTCTATTCGTGGAGATAAATGATAAATATTTAACATTACAAAATGAAAGTCGTTATTACATTGTTACGGGCGGTAGAGGCTCTGGGAAGTCTTTTGCTATTAACACCTTACTTCTGTTACTTACTTACGAAAGCGGTCATACTATACTGTTTACTCGGTACACGCTACGGTCAGCGTCAATCTCGATCATTCCTGAGTTCATTGAGAAGATTGAACTTCTTGATAGAGGAAACGATTTCAATATTACTAAAGATGAAGTAATAAACAAACGAACGGGAAGCAAGATACTCTTTCGAGGTATTAAAACGAGTTCGGGAAATCAAGTAGCAAACCTTAAGTCGTTACAGGGTGTTACTACGTGGGTACTAGATGAAGCTGAGGAATTAGTAGACGAGTCTATATTCGACACTATTGATTTATCGGTAAGGCAGAAAGGTTTACAAAATAGGGTAATACTTATACTTAACCCAACTACAAAAGAACATTTTATTTACCAACGTTTCTTTGAATCAAAGGGAGTAAACGAGGGAGTTAATGAAACTAGAGGAGATACTACCTACATACACACTACCTATTTAGATAACTTAAACAACCTTTCCGATAGTTACCTGAATCAAATAGATGATATAAGGAAGCGTAGACCTAAGAAGTATAAGCACCAAATACTAGGAGGGTGGTTAGACAAAGCAGAGGGTGTTATATTCGAGAATTGGAGTATAGGAGAATTTAAGCATGTTAGTAAGTCTGTCTTCGGTCAGGATTTTGGGTTTAGTGTTGATCCTACAACTTTAGTTGAAACAAACATAGATAAGGCTAGTAAAAAGATATACCTTAAGTTACATTATTATAAGCCTAACCTAACTACTACGCAAATAGCCGAACTAAACACACGCATTGCAAAAGATAGTTTAATCATTGCAGACTCAGCAGAACCAAGGCTAATAAGCGAATTAAAAGCAAAGGGTAATAACATCTTACCAACTATAAAAGGGCAAGGCTCGGTAACTTATGGAATAAGTATAATGCAAGATTATGATTTAATTATACATCCCGATAGTACCGAACTAATAAAAGAACTAAATAACTATTGTTGGCTAGAAAGAAAGAGTAATACGCCAGTAGATGACTTTAACCACGCAATAGACGCTATTAGGTATGCGGTAAGCTACCAACTAGATAACCCAACTAGAGGAGAATACTTTATTAAGTAAAACACCCGAACGAATTTTAATTTTAACGTAAAATAGATATGAAAGGACGTATTATAGTACCTACAAACTTAAGCGAGATTAGTTTAGCACAATATCAACACTTCCTAAAAGTTTCGGAAGGATTAGAAGGTAGCGATTTAAAAACTAAAATGGTTTCGGTATTCTGCAAAGTGGATGAGGAATTAGTAAAGGCTTTTTCTCGTGCTGATGTAGAAGAGTTTAGTACGATCTTAGACGGTATGTTTAAGAATGATTACCCATTTATTCCAAAGTTTACAATAGATGGTAAATCGTTTGGCTTCATTCCTAGTTTAGAGGAGATGACATACGGCGAATATGTAGACTTAGACAATTATATAAGTGATTGGGATAAGATGCACAAGGCAATGGCGGTTTTATTTCGTCCTATCATAAAGACCAAAAATGGCAACTACATAATAGAAGAGTACGAAAGTTCCGATAAGTATTCGGAGTTAATGAAGTTAATGCCGTTATCATGTGCTATGGGTGCGATGGTTTTTTTTTATCATTTAGGAATAGAGTTACTGAAAGCTATCCCACTTTATTTAGCGAAACAGATGGAGATGATAGAAAAGGAGACTTCTCCGAACAAAGCCAATTTAATAAACAATGGGGATGGTATTCTACAATCTATCAACTTGCTCAAGGAGACGTTAGGCGATTCGATGAAATCACTAAACTTAGACTGGCAACGGCACTTACATACCTGACCTATGAATCACAAAAGCAAACGTTAGAAAATAAACTAATAAGAAAGAGTTACAAAAATGGAGTTCTATAACATAACCACTACAATAAAAGACCAATTAGAGTTAGACGCTTTTGTTAATACGGTAACCGAAGGAGATATATTCGAGATAGACTTAGGGAAGCAGACTATCTTTCCGTTATCTCACATAATAGTAAATCAAGTAACTAAGGAAGGACACGCTTTAAGGTTTAACGTTACGGTTATGTGTATGGATATAGTAGACAAGACTTCTGACGAGACTACGAATATATTTACAGGAAACGATAACGAACAAGATGTACTTAATACACAATTAGCGGTAGGTTTAAGAATGTTAGAAGTATTTGAGAGGGGGGAGAACAAGAAGCGATTTACGCTAGATGGAAACCCAACTTTTGAGCCTTTTACAGAACGCTTTGAGAATTACTTGGCTGGGTGGGCAATTACATTTGATGTTCTAGTACCTAATAGAATGACAATATGTTAAACGAGGAAACTAAAAAGAGTTTAGAGGCTTTCCGTAGGCAAGTGATAAAACAAGCACGGCAGAACGCACAAAAGCATAGTGCTTCGGGAGATCTTGCTAAGTCGTTAACTTCTCGTCTTAACGTAAGTAAAAATAGTTTCTCTTTAGAGTTCTTAATGAATGAATACGGGAACTATCAAGATAAGGGTGTAAGTGGCAAGAATAGAAAGTACAATACTCCTTACTCTTATACTAACAAGATGCCTCCTCCGAAGGCTTTTGATAAATGGGTAATAAGAAAAGGCATAGCACCTAGAGATGAGGGAGGAAAGTTTCTAAGCAGAAAGAGTTTAACTTATTTAATTGCTCGTTCAATATTCAAAAAAGGAATTAAGCCTACTTTATTTTTTACTAAACCATTTGAAAAAGAATTTAAGAAACTACCTGAAACATTACTACTTTCTTACGGGTTAGATGTTGAGGAGTTCTTAGAATACACATTACAAAACACATTTGAATAATGGCAACGATATACGAAGAGATATTTGTAAGAAGTCCACGTTTTATAAGCATAACGGCAACAAACGGAGATACTACTAGCATAGATGTTTATTTATGGAATCATGGGGGTTCTATACCTTCTTCTCCTACATACACGCTAAGCAAGCCTATACCTAGTGCAAACCTACTAACGGTTAATTATGATGTTTCGCCTTATTGTAGGGAGTTTATAAAGCACACTTCTTATAGTGAGGTAACGGCTATGACTACTGGAGATAGTGAAGAGTTCTGTTATTGTATGATCGTTCGCAAGATAAACGGAACGGCACTAGTAAACAATAATTACTTTGTAGCTTTCGATGGTTTCGGATATTACGAGGACGGTTACAACCCCGATAATGGGAGCGTATTTTTAGATGAGGGAACTTACTATATTCAGGAAGGCGTTAATAGTGGTGGCTTATATTACTATGATGATGGTGTAGACACTTGGGAGGCTACTTATACGGGGTTAACTACGGGAGGCACTACTACGTTCACTTTAGATGCTGACTATAACTATATTCCTTACATACATCCTACTTATCAAGGGGAGGGTAATACTTTAGAGATTTTTAAAAACTCGGTATTACAAAAGACGTTTACTTTTGAGGAAGTATGCGAACCTAAATACACGCCTTTAAAATGTGATTTCGTAAATAAGTACGGAAGTTGGCAAAGGCTAATTTTATTCAAGGCTAGTAGGCAAAACTTTGAGGCTAGTGGTACTGAGTTTAACTTAATGCCTAGTGATTTAGATTACAACATTCAAGAGAACCGTAGACAAACATTTAATCGAAATGCAATAAGAAGTATTAAGGGTAATACTGGCTTCGTTCCTGAGAGTTATAAAGGCGTAATGAAACAACTTCTATTAAGCGAAAAAATATTAATAGATGATGAACCCGTAAAGCTAAGAACGCAGACGGTAGAACTTCAAGAGCATATAACAAAGAAGTTAATTAATTACGAGTTAGAATTTGAATATTCACACGAACAAAGAAACTATGTTATCTAATGAGGTCGGTACAACTATACATAAATGATGAGCGTTTAGATTTATTCGATGATGAACAAATACAAGTAACTAGTAGTGTTCAGAACATAACGGATATAAGTAAGGTTTACACCGACTTTAGCCAAACGTTTACCGTTCCTGCTTCTCCTAACAATAATTCAATATTTAAGCACTACTATAATAACGATGTAGATGGCTTTGTAGCAAAAGAGAGGCAACCCGCTAGAATAGAAATTAACTATACACCATTTAGAAGAGGTAAGATACAACTAGAGGGAGCGGAACTAATAAAGGGCGAGGCACAAAGTTACAAGATTACTTTTTACGGCGATGTAGTAACGTTAAAAGACTTGTTTGGAGATGATAAGCTAAGAGACTTAGACTATAACTTACAATTTGAAAGAACGGGAACGAACGTAATAAACACTATCACAAGTACGGCTTTACTAGATGTTCGTTTTCCTTTGATTAGTAGTGAGACAGTTTGGCAGTATGGCACTTCGGGGGTAGGCGATATTTCCAACTCAACACAAGCGATAGATTACACCGATTTATTCCCTGCGGTTCGTGTAGCAAAAGTATTTGAGGCGATAGAAGATACTTACGGAGTTTCATTTAATGGAAACTTTTTAGACGATCAAAGATTTAAGAAACTTTATACTTGGTGGAAACATAAAGACGATGCTTCTTTTCCTACTGAGAGTACACCTTTAGAATTTGATTTATCTACGGGAGTAAGTACAACGGATTCTGTTTACCCGATATTAGATACGGTAAACGAGGTAAATATTCAATACATAGACCAATCAAGTTTTAGTCCGCTTCCACTAGGATATGCAGGGCAGTATGGCTCGGGTTATCATAATATACAAATATACGTAGGTAACGTTTCTTCTTCAAATGATTACTGGATAGACACTTATAAGAATGGTGTATTAATTAACTCACATTTAGCGAACGGTAACACATATTTTACACCATCTGATTTAGCTTGTTCTACTCCTAACGTATTCGGGTTGAATGATGTTTATACTTTTGAATTACGGTCGGTAGGTAGTTTTAGTTTTGATTTTCAAATAGAGTACATTTATACGTTTACTTATTTAGAGCAAGACACACCTAACCCCGTTCCTGCTACTGCCGATTACAACTATAATGATTTTAGTAATTTAGTTGTAGTTAATCCCTACATAAACTTTAATCTAACTGCTCCCGATATTTTAGTAAGTGAATACTTCTCAGGAGTGCTAAAGATGTTTAATCTAACTTGCTATCCTTTAGATGAAGAGTTTAACTTTCAGATTGAACCTTTAGAAACTTGGTACGCTATGGGAGACGAGGTAAACATTACGCCTTACGTAGATATGGATTCTATAAAAGTAGATCGCCCTAAGTTATACAAGGAAATAGAATTTAAGTACAAAGAGAGTAAGTCGTTCATGAATGAGGCTTACTTAGAAATAAATAATAAGCCTTATGGTTCACTAAGGGAGTATTTCGGTTATGATGGTGGAGACTTTAAAATAGAGTTACCTTTTGAAACGTTACTATTTAACAAGTTCGATAATACTAATTTACAAGTAGGATATTCACTTACTAAAGCACCCGACTATAAGCCATACGTTCCTAGTCCTGTAATGTTATATTTATATGATGAACAAACTACTAACGTTAGCTTTTACGTAGATGATGGTACAACGCCTCAAAACATAACGAGTTACGTTCCTTTTGGGCAAGAGATAGTTTACAATACTGAGGACTATTCTATAAACTTTAACGAGGAGATAAGTTCGCTTACTTTGAACGGCGTAAGTAATTCACTTTACATTACTTACTATCTTCCTTACTTAAAGAATTTATTTAGTGATAAAACACGAATAGTAACGGTTAAAACTATTCTACCATTACGACTACTTAACTATTTATCGTTAGATGATGCTATCATAATACGTGATAAAAAGTATAGAATTAACGATATGCGTACGAACCTAACTACTGGAGAGGTTGAGTTAGTTTTGATAAGCGATTGGATTAAGAGCAGAAGAAAAATAGTAATACCTACTATTCCAAGTACGGGCGATGTTATAAGCGTTCCTATTAAACCAATTAAACCACATTTAGGGGGTACTATTGTTTTGTCGGGTTCTTCTCCATTTGTTACACCTAGCGTAGTTACTCCGTTTACTTTTACAAATGAAAGAATAGTAGAATTTACAATAAACAACAATACAACGGGAAGCAGTAGAACGGCAGAGTTTACGTTAACGTATTATAGACCTGACGGAACAACGGAGGAGGAGAAAATATACATTATTCAAGATAGTACAAGCGGTTTCTTACTTACTGAGGATGGTGGTTATTTATTAACGGAAGATGCAAATAGAATAAAGGTATGATCGAACTAGTATTAAAATTATTAGAGATAGACGAGTTTTATAATGAAGGAGAATTTATAGAGTTCGCAAAAGGAAGATATAAGCTAGAGGAAACGGTAAACGGACTAGTTAAACAAAAGCAAAGAATTAAAAAATGGCAATCGAAAAAACAATAGAGTTAAACTTAGATGCTACTGAAGCGCAAAAGGCATTAAATAAGTTCGGTGGTACTTTAGAGGACGTTTACGGAGAGGGCGTACAACCGTTAAACTTTGCTATCGGAGAACTAGAAGACCGACTTTACGAAATGGCTGCTGCTGGAGATACTTCCTCTAGGCAATTTGTTGAAATGAGCGAAGAAGTCGCTCGAATGAAAAAAGTAATCATTGATACCGACATGGTATTAGATGGAATGAGCCAAACTGCTGCCCAAAAAGTAGGGGGTTCTATTGGTGGTTTAGCGAGTGGTTTCGAACTTGCTCAGGGTGCTATGGCTACTTTTGGGGTAGAAAGTTCACAAGTAGAAGAGGCACTTTTACGGGTTCAGTCTGCTATGGCTATCTCTCAAGGTTTTCAAGGCATAAGAGAGGCTATACCAAGTTTTAGGGGATTAGCTTCTAGCGTTAAGATGTTTGGCGTTAATGCGGTAGGCTCATTTAAGAAAATGACTACGGCAAGTAAGGCTTTTATGGCCACAGGATTAGGTCTTATAATATCGGGGATAGCTTTAGCGGTTGCAAATTGGGATAAGCTATCTGAGGCAATAGGATTAAATAATGATGCTATAAGTGATGCTACACGAAATAGGGAAACTTTACTTGAAGTAGAGAATAGAGCATTAGAAAGTTCAGCACAGGAATTAAGCGACTTAGATCAACTTCAAACGAAACTAAGAAACACTAATATAAGTAGGGGAGAGAAGAACGAGGCTATAAGGGCAATGCAAGAGCAATACCCTGACCTACTCTATAATATGGATGTTGAAAATATGGTCTTAGAAGACCTACAAGTATCCATAGACAAATATATCAAATTAGCCAACCTAAAAGCGAAGGTTGAAGCCTCTCAGGCATTGCGTACAGAAGAGTACAAAAAGCAATTAGAGGAACAGGTTAAGGCTCAGAATTTAGAGAATGTTTCACTTACTGAGAAGATGAAACTTATTTATGAAAACAATTCTCTTACAGACCTTTTCACAGGTAAGGTTTTGAATAGTAATAATGTTCAGAAGTATGCTAACGACCTTAAAGACCAAGCTAATAAAAATCTTGAAACGTCGAATAAGGAGAGCCAAAAGACTATTAATTTCTTAGATGAAGAGATACTAAAAACACAAGATCAGATAAGCCAATTAGAAACTGAATTAGGATTAGATAAGAAAAAGAGGCAGTCTACTATAGAAACACGAGGGGTTCAAGAAAAGGCAGAGCGAGAGAGAATAAAAGCCTTAGAAGAAGAGAAGAGATTAGCCGAAGAATTAGCAAAAATACAAGAAGACGCTAGACTTGCTCAGATAGCGGAAGAGGAGGAACTATCGGAAGTTATAAGAAGAGCAAGATTAAGCGAGCAAGAAAAGGAAATAGAAGACATAAACACCCACTACTTTAACCTTATCGAACGTGCTAAACAACACGGACTAGACACGGCTATACTAGAAGAAGAGCAGAACGCAAAGATTAAAGAAATAAACGATAAGTACGAGGAGGAAAGAAAGGCTAAACAAGATGAAGCGGACGCAAAGAAAAAAGAAGCGGATGAAAAAGAAATTCTAGACGAACAAGAAAAAAGAAATAAGCAGTTACAAATGGCTTCCGATGCACTCGGAGCAATAGGAGATTTAATAACATCTTTTGCGGGAGATAACGAAGAAGCACAAAGAAGAGCATTTAAAATTAACAAGGCAATAGGAATAGCACAAGCGATAGTTAACACGGCACAGGGTGTTACGGTCGCTTTAGGTTCTGCTCCACCTCCCCTAAATTTTGCTAATGCGGGTATCGTAGCTGCTGCGGGAGCAGCACAAATAGCGAGTATTGCTAGAACGAAATTTAACCCTAGCGGTGGCGGTGGCGGATCTAGTTCTGTTGCTTCCGTTCCTAATGCACCTACACAAGCACCTACATTTAACGTAGTAGGCAATACGGGGGTTAACCAATTAGCGGAAACGTTAGGAAGTTCTCCTATGCAAGCGTATGTAGTAGCGGGAGATGTTACAACGGCTCAAAGTTTAGAACGTAATAAAATTGAACAATCAACACTTTAAACGTAAAATAAGTATGCAAGAAATAGAACTATTTATAAAGGACGAAAACGAGGACGGTGTATTTGCCGTTTCGCTAGTAGAATCTCCTGCGATCGAAGAGAACTTTATTGCTTTATCTAAGGATGAAATCAATTTAAAGGTAATAGATGAAGAACGCCGTATAGTTGTAGGCTATGCGTTAATTCCCGAGAAGCGTATTTATCGTAGAATGAAACCAAAGGGATCAGATGAGCCTATTGAGTTTAACATTTACTTCTCTAAGGAAACAATCGAAAAGACTCAGGAACTTTACATGCGTAATCTCAACCTAAACAACGTAACTAGTGAACACGAAAAGCCAGTACAAGGAGCAACGGTTATCGAGAGTTGGATTACGGAGGATGAGAAAAAAGACAAGATTAACCTTTACGACATTAAACCACAATTAGGCGGATGGGCAATTATGATGAAAATATACAACGAGGAAGAGTGGAGTAAAGTAAAAGGAGGAGAATATAAAGGCTTCTCAATCGAGGGTATTTATCAAGGCTTCGAGAACTTAAAAATGAGTGAAGAGAATGATATACTTAAACAACTAAAAGAAATAGTAAATGGCGGACGCTAGAGAACCAGTAAAAGACGAAAGAAAAGCCTCAAATTTTGGTAAGGCGGTTGTATTAACTCGAATAAGGTGGGGTAATTGTGTACGTCCTAGAGGTTTTACTTCTATTGCTCAAAGAAGTTGGTCGGGTATTCAGAAACTTTATAGCGAATGAAAAATACTGCTTACAAAGTAAAGGTAGAAACGGTAACACAAACCGAAGTAGATAACGTAAACATAGAGCAAGGGGGATTACTTGTAACGGATGAAGCGTTATTTATGGGGTTTAACGATGAAATGGTTAAGGTGTACCCACAAACTGCTAAGTCTTTAGGTTTAGGTTGGGCAAGATATGATGATACTCAGTACACTAGTGCAAGTTCTTATGCCTTTACGGCTAGTACACCTTTTACTATTCCTAACAATGCACTAAGCAAAATAGAGACTCATATTCACTCGGGTATAAGTTATTACAATGGCTCAAAGGTATTCGCTGAGTATGCGAACGATGTTTATTTGCTTACGGTAGCTTTTAAGTCTAAGATAGCGAACGCTAACGGTTACTTAGAGTTATACTTAGAGGGTGGTAACGGCACTCCTTATACAAGGGTGTCGGATATGGTGGTATTTCCAAAGGGCAACAACGTAGAACATACCTACACTAAACAATTTCAATTTTACGCAGATAGTGATGTAGTAACGAACGGATTAAGCGTTAAGATATTGCCTAGTGATAATGGGGAGATATACGATGTAATTTACTTTATACAACGAACGCAAAAACATAACGACTAATGAAAAAGACACCAAGTAAAACAAGTCCTAAGGGAGGCACTAGAGGTTGTATGTGTAAAGATGGTACTTACTCTAGGGAGTGTTGTGATGGTTCATTACAAGCACAGGGTGTAGGTAGTTTAACGGGCGGAAATACAAGCAATGTAACGAACGTAGACACTACACGAACAATAACAAGAAATTGAATTTTGAACAAATAATAATTAAAACGTAAAATAGTTATGGGTTACACAGGAAAAATCGTCGACTTATCAAAGTTCGACAAAGAAAAAGAGGTTGAATTGTCTTCTGAGACGGTTGAGTTAGCACTTTTAGACTCTATAAAAAAAGATTCGGAAAAGGCAGCTAAACAGATAGGCTTTTTAAATCAAGATATTTCAGATAT